CTAACCTGCTCTCCCAGATTGTCACTCGTGGCTCTACTAGGCTTCTGGACGAGATTGAAAATATCCCTGCTGGTCAACTACCCCTCGCCATCGCCATTATGGTGGACAAGGTTCAAGCCCTTCAGGATGCCCCTACAGTCATCGTGGAGCATAGGCTCAGGGTCAGCCACGAGGACATAAACTCTATGCTCAGGGGGGATATTATAGATGTTCCGTCCCCCCAAGAAAAGAAGTTGACAGAGTAATACTTTTCTGAATGCTGGGTGTCGTTATGTACTCCTACAGATTTAAAAATCTGAACATCAAGCACGAGGGTTTAGACTTCTTGGTCAATGGCATTGCTCATTATGTTATTGAAGATTACGATGAAGACGGCAAGCAGGCTGGCTTTGAAGACGCTGAGGTCTACGATGCCATTGGCGTTGGTGGCTATGTCCAGTCCAAGGAAGTCCTTGGCTACCTCTCTGACTCGGTTATAATCGCCCTTCATAAAGACAGCCACCTCTGTCGTGTTCTAGGGAATAAGATTTAATTTTCTTTTTAAAGACGCTTGACCTTAGAGCAAATCGTATTACATTACTTTTCCTATGCCCCGCAAACAACCAGAACTCACCTACCCTATCGAACACCTTGAAGTCGAGGTCAACGGCAGGGAACTCACCATCAATGGTTACGCCAAATACACGCTTGAAGACCAGTCTTCTGGCGAGCGTGGTGATAGCCCCGCCCTGTTCGCTTGCTTCACTCGCCTGAAGATTACGGACTGGAATTGCATCCTGAACTCCGACAAGGACGCTAATAATTTGACCAAGAGCGACCTCAAGGCTATTGAAGACTCCATCCTTGACAGTCTGAACGAGAACTTTGAACTCTGCGAGTACCTCGCTAACCTCCCTGAAGGGGGAGAAGATATCTGAAAATAATCGTTGACTCTCACCTCAATAGTAATACATTCCCTTTCTCACCCACACGCATAATATGAAAATCGAAAAATACTTCGTTGTGTCTTCTTATGTCTCTTACGAGACAAAGACCAGCACCACCACCAGCCCTGTCTTTGACACGGCTATCGAGACCCTCCTCTGGTTCAAGAAGACCAAGGCAGAGGCTTCTCCGCACTCCAGCGAGAAGTCTTACTCGTTCTACGAGGTCTGCAACTACACATCTATCGACTCGACTAAGATTTACACCAAGTCGGAGTTTGAGATGGAGTTGCTTGCTCGTAGCGAGTATGAAGCCCTTCTGCCTGCCCCTGTGCCGCCAGTTGAAGTCCCGCCCATTGTCTAAGACTATGAAGCCTGTCCGTTTTCATATCGAACCCCACAGCCTCACGCTGTGGAATAAGAAAGTCCAAGTCACTTCTAAAAGCATCTTCCGTGTGGAGGAGGCTAAGGGTGTCAAGGGTTGCTACGAGAGCGTGTACGCCTCTCACGACCCTGTTCAGGTCATCCGCTGGTACAACAACACGAGCAAGCCCGAGGGCTGGCGTGTGCGGATAATCAAAGATGGAGACGAGTTTGTTATCCTAGACAAGAAGACCTTTTAATTTCACAGGGGGTCACCCCTGCGTTGCGTGGCTAGTAAAGAAGCCGTGGTAGGCTTCTATGGGGGGAGAGACTAAGAACCTCTCCCCTCTTTTTGTGCCAGAATAAGATTGACAGGTTACATATAACTGGATTCTATAGCCGAACAATAGGGAAGGTCTTCAGGCGGCTCGTAGGATTGATTCTGAGACCTCCTGATTCCAGCCCTAGTCCTTGGTCACCCCCTGAATCAAAGAGCCTCCTAGGGCATCCTCAGGTCATCTAGGCGGCACTCAGCCTAGGCATCTAGGCACAAAGAAGGGCAAGCCCCTTAGAGCCTGCCCTGATTGTTACTTAACCTCCTTGAACTTGAACCCTAGGTTGAGCCAGCCGTAGTGGTCGCTCAGCCAGTCGCTGAGAACATCTTCAACCTCGTAGCCGCCTTGAGCCTTCAGAGGGTCTATTAAGACTGTCACAGTCCGTGGCAGGTCAGTCCGTACCTCTTGGTCATCGTCCCATCTGATATCTGATATCTTATATTTTTTCATATGCGTGGTGGAAAGAGAAGGGGGTTTGACCCCCCTGTGTTTACTTGTTACCGAGGATGTAGCCTGCTAGGGCGATGTCCAAGGTCTTCTTACCGCCATTGTGTTCGGTCAGAGCCTGAAGAAGTTTCTTCTCCATATGGCGGTCGAGTGCTTCAAGGAAATCCTTGCTCACTCGCTTGCCGTGGCTCTTGCAGAACTTCTTAACATTAGCGGACTTGATGTAGTATTGCTTCATATGCGTGGTGGAAAAGAACGGAAAGTGTCATCACTTAACCAAAAAGGGGTTAGTTACTTCCCCCTGCATTTCACTCTTCTAGGAACTTCCGCAGAGACTCAACGGCTCGCTGGTACTTGCCCAAGACCTCGTACTCGTAGTTATACATTTTAGTCTCAATTCGACAAGCCTCCTTGCGGAGAACCTGTCGGGTTAACGAGTCGGTGCTAGTGTTTTGCTTTAAACGAACACCTTCAGCCTTTTCTTTGTATTCAGCGTGTTTAAGTTCAGCCTTTTGCATTTTTTCCTTAACCTTGAACAAGAAGTTCACAATGCTGGAGCGAGTGTAACCGCCCTGCAAAATGCTTTCAACGCTTTTGTCCAACTTGTAATAGCGGACTTGGCGAGGAGAGCAGTTGAAGCCGTAGTAGACAGCCGTTACTGTGCAGTCGAGACTGCTAGCATCAGCGTGTAGAACGCCCTCAACAGCGAACTTTTGTTTGGGATTAATATTTTCAGTATTCATATGCGTGTTTTTGGTTTGGTATTAGCCTCCAGCAGGTTTGCTGGTTTAGCCAAAGTGATGTCAACGAACAGAAAGTAATGTGCTTTGATAACTCTCACCTGTCAAACACCTTTATGAAGAAAGAAGGGGTTAGTAACCTCCCCCTGTTTTCCTTACTTGGCTTCAGCCAGTTTCTTGACCATCTCCTCCAGAACCACCTTGATGAGTTCTTTGAGTTCCTCCTTAGAGGGCTGGGTGAGTTCCTTGACCTGCTCCTGAACCGCTTCCGTAATCTTCTCTTCAAGGTCATCGCTATCGACTTCCTCTTGGATAATATCACGCACTCGGTCACAGTCAGCATAGTCGCTGTTGCTCAGCCAGTTCTCAATGTTGTCATCCAAGTCCTCGTGCTTGACATAATCGCCAAGGTCGAGGTCGTTCTGCTTCTCCTCGACATCGTCAAGACGGCTTTCGACATCCGACAAGTCGGGGGTCTCCAGTTCGTCCAACTTAGTGGTTACAGCGTCCAGTTCCTTTCGGACTTGGACATCCGTAGCCTTGAGGGTGAGGGCGAGGGCGTTGATGCCCAGCCAGTTCTTAATCCAGTTCTTCATTTGCGTTGGTGTTTTTAGGTATCAGCCTCCTGCGAGATTGCAGGTTCAGCCGAGAGTTTTCAAAGAGCGAGTAGGTGAACTTCCCCCTACTCCATTACGATAAGGGGTCTGGGGTCTGATGCAAGCCTATTGATACGAAAGTTGAAAATAGTTTAGAGGGCTGGTTTAGCCCCCTAATCACCCCTGCCAGCACCCCCTAGAACCCTCTAGGATGCCCTACAAAGCCCTTGTAGGGTAGCCTTGGTGTCTACCCTCACAGCCCTCGATACCCCCCTTAGAAGGCAAATGTGAAGGGCATTGATAATCCCCAATGTTTACAGGGGTTTCCTGCGTGTCAGGCGGCGTGTCAAGGAATACTTCACTTCAAGCACTAAATAGCCTTGGCAGGCAGTCATAAGGAGTCCTAATGGGGGCATTAGCCGTCCTAATGGGCGTTCGATTCTAAGGGGGGTATGTATCAGCCCTTACCACGCTATGGACTACCCCTCGTAAACGCCTCCTAGGGGCATTTGTGCAAGGCACTTGATACACTTCTGTAAGTGCCTGAATACCAAGGAGTAGAGGTGCGTTGTCAAGGGGGTGACCCCTGAGTGTAAAACGATTGTAAAAACAAGAACCATTTACACCTGCCCACAATCGTAACAATCGACACATAACTGTAACAATTATATCCTTGTACCTAGATAGGATATGTACACCTTCCTAGTCGCACCACGCACCTACTATGAATAAAACCATCGCCGCCCAAATCAGAACTTACGAGGAGCAGGGTCATAAGTACCTGCGGCTCGCTAGTGACAACTACGCTGTCGCTAACTCAGAGAAGGGGCTGACCCCTGCCTCGCTTGAACGCCACAAGGAGTACCTTGGGTACGCTGAAGACTACGCCCTTGCCGCACGCAAGAATCTCGGTTACGCCTACAGCCTGCTCTCTGATGCGATGCACAAGGCTGACCTGCCTGTGAATAAGTAAGTGCAAATAGATTTGACACTCACCCAACTACCTGATTCATTACCTATCTCCTACCACACCTAATATGAAAACCATCACCCTAGACGGCTTTGAACGCCTCCAACTCATCAGCCTCAGCCACGCCCTCATTATGGCTGACAAGCACAAGATGTACTGCTACTGCCACCCCTCTATGATTCGCCACCTCTCCAAGGTCTGGCTCGCCAAGGTTGGCGTAGAGGTCAAGGGGACTGAACGCTGGTCGAGCCTGAACAAGAAGTTCCACGCCTCCTTTGGCTTGCTCGTAAAGGATGTTGACAAGAAGGAAACCCTCTGATTCATTACCTATCTACCCACCACGCATATGACCATCGCATTCACCCCCCGCAAGGAATCCATCTCCAGCCTCGTCTACGCTCGCCAGAAGGCTGAGGGCGGCATCTACTGCTACTTCTCCACCCCTAAGTACTGCCTGAGCCTAGAGGAACTCCTCGACCACGCTGAGTGCAATCACGCTCTGGTCAAGAGCCTGAAGGCTCGCTCTCGGACTGGCGGTCAGTTCAAGTCTGCCCTCCAGAAGCACACGAGCGACCTCCGTATCCATAGCCAAGCAATCCTCCGCAGGGCTGGAGAGATGCCCTGCCACGACTACAACCTCTACAAGAAGGTCAAGGCTCAGGCTGAACGCACCTACAAGTTGAAGACTTGAGGCTGTAACAATCGTCACACAACTGTAACAATATAAAGAGCCTATACGCTTGACCTGAGGCTAGCCCTCCCTATCTTCAGGTTTGCACCTACCACCACGCATATGACCACCACCCCTGCCAAAGTTACTGTCGCTGATATCCTCGCTGACAAGTTCATCCTCGCCCTCGAAAACGGCACTATCCCTTGGCAGAAGCCTTGGAAGTCCGTTAGCGTCCAGAACGCTATCAGCCGCAAGGCTTACAGCGGAGTCAACGCCTTCATCCTAGGCTTTTTCGGTAGCGACAACTACTACCTCACCTTCAACCAGATTAAGGCTCTGGGCGGCACTCTGGAGAAGGGTACTAAGTCTATGCCTGTCCAGTTCTTCTCCAAGATTGATGCCGCCAAGTCTAAGGACAAGAAGGAGTTCCTCCTCCGCAGGTACTACAATGTCTTCCCTATGAACAAGGTGACGCTGGCTGACGGCAAGGTCTTCAAGCGTATGGACAAGGTCATCTCCTTCACCCCTGACCAGTCCGCTGAGCGTCTCGCTAGCCTCTCGACCACCCCTGTGACGCACGGAGGCTCTGCCGCCTACTTCAAGCCCTCCTCCCACACGATTGGTATGCCCTCCAAGGACTCCTTCAAGTCCGTGGCTCATTACTACGCTACCCTCTTCCACGAAATTGGTCACTCCCTCAAGGAAAAGGGTACGCACTCTACTGGCTTTGGCTCTGAGCCTTACGCTAAGGAGGAACTGGTCGCTGAACTGTTCTCCAGCCTCTGCCTCGCTGAGTGCGGACTGGAAGCCCCTGAGGTCACCACTAACGCAACCGCCTATGTCCAGAACTGGCTCACGGCTCTGAAGGGTGACAAGACCCTCATCCTCTCAGCCGCCTCTGAAGCCTTCAAACGCTTCACCGCCCTGACCAAGGTCGAGGAGCAGGCTGAGGTCAGCGAGGAGGTCGAGGCGTAAGCCTCAGCCCCTAGGCTGGTGACTAGCCCCCTAACTGGGGGCTTTTTGCCGTCTAGAAGGCTCTAGGATGCCCTCAGAGGGTGGCTTCTGGTCACCTGAGTCCTGACCCTAGCAAGACCTGATACCCCCCTTAAAAGGCATTTACAGAGGACACTCATTTGACCCAATGAAATCAAGGGTTTGCTGAGCCTCGCTGGTGAGTGTAAAACAATTGTAAATACAAGGACAATCTTCAGCCTGACCTCAGAAAGTTATTCACAACCAGAGGGTGAACAGGTGAGCAGGTGAACAGGTGTTCACTAGTTCGCTAGGATGCCCTAGGAGGGTGGCTTGTATTGACCCTTACCAAGGTATGGACTGACCCTTGCAAGAGCCTTGTAGGGCATTTGTGAGGGCATAGCGATTCCACCCAATGTTTATAGGGGTTTGCTAGGGGTCGGTTGGTGAGTGTAAAACGATTGTAAAAACAAGAACTAAATCACCTGACCCCCCTAAATATTTCCGATAATAACTATATACAGAACCGAGAAACTGTGTTATACTATAGATTTGTTGTTTTTTACCGATTTTTTTGAGATTTTTTACAACTTTTTGACAATCAAATGTCTTGCTCTAGAGAGAGGCTGAGTCACCATAGTCCTATGAAACTCACCAAGTGGAATGCCCTGAACCTAAACGCTCGTGAAGCCGCCTCTATGAGGCTCTTCCTAGAGGAGCAAGTAATGCTAGCCGCTGAACTGGAGGCTAAGGGTATGGGCAATCGGGTAGCCAAGGCTAAGGCTCGCTTACGCTTGTTTGACCGCAAGATTGCTGAGGAGTCAGCCTTAAAGTCCCCCTCTGAAAAGGGTGTTGACACAACGCCCAGCCTCTGATTCGTTACCCTCCTCCAAGCACCACGCATATGACCACCACCCCTACCTACGCTGAAGTTAAGTCCCTCCACCCTCTAGAGACCACCTCCTGCTCTCGCTGTGGCGGCTCTGGCAGTTACTCCTTCTGCACGGCTCACGGCTCTCGCTGTTTCAAGTGTGGCGGCAAGAAGCGTATCCTGACCAAGCGAGCCGCCATCGCTCGTGACTACATCACCTCCCTCCGTGTGGAAATCAAGGCGGCTAAGGAACTGGTGCTGGGCGATGTCGTGAAGTACGACTCGTTCTACACTAACCAGCGTGGCTGGTCTGAAGTCACCAAGGTCGAGTCGAGCCTGCTCAACGCTGGTCACATTTCCTACGAGGTCAAAGCCGTGAGGATGTCGATGGGTATGCACGGCAACACTACTGTGGAAGTCCTGCACGAGCGTCTGCCTGATTCGGAGACTTGGCTTCAGGGCATTGCCCTCCAAGCCTCGCTGACCAAGATGGGCAAGCCCACTAAAACCACGCCCCCTGAGGCTCTGGCTTGGCTTCAGGCTCGTGCTAAATAAGGCATTGACACCACGCCCAGCACCTGATTCATTAGCCCAGTACCCACTACACCACATATGAAAAACACCATCCGCACTATGACCTCCCTCGCCAAAGCCTCCCTCGTTTACGGCTCAATCGCTCGCCTTACTGGTCTCGCCAGCCAAGCCATTGAGGTCGGCACGGCTGACTTCGGGCTGAACGCCAACCTCCAGAACGACCTGCCTGCCATCGAGCAATTGGAGCAGAACTTCAGCGACCTCATCAATGGTCACCTGCCTATGGTCTCTCGCCCTCTCCCTCGCTTCATCAACAGCGTGGATGACAGCACGAACCAGACGGATGGCGTTGAATATATCTGCCAGTTCAACGACCAGTTGTTCGTCCAGATTCTGGAGCAGGCTCTCTTCACGGCTCGCCACTTGGAAGCCAGCCTTGAGAATATGAGCGAACTCGCCCTCGCCTCTGAAGTCCACGCCTGCCGCCTCGACCTCGTCACGGCTCGTGCCGCCCACTACGCCAGCGACCCCATCGAGGGCTGAACGCCTGTTCACCTGCTGGTCTCACCCCCTTAACTGGGGGTTTTTTGTGCCTGCCTGTCCCGACCACCAGCACCCCAGAATCACCCCCTAGAAGCCCTCTGGCTTGCCCTGAGAAGCCCTTTGATAGCCTCGCCCATACCTAGCCTACCCCTGACACAAGCCACCCTCCTAGAGCCACCATAACCACGGCTAATCCACCCCAGTAGCACACCTAATACCCTTGCCAGACAGCAGATAGATTTGCTTTTTACACTTCCTTTACACTCACCTCTATCCAATTGATTCGGCTGTATTCTCAATCCATTCTCATCTTCTACTAGAAAGGATATAGACTGACTGAATCCGTTTTCACCCTCAGCCCTATACTTCTATAAGAAGCCTTATATAATATTCTATAGCGGTTATATAATAGACTGTTCTATAATACTTCTATAGCAACTTCTATTGCTTTATTATATAACTTCAGCCCCGACCATAGGGGAGGGGGGGGTCTTTACTTTTTTCTTTTGTCTGTTTTTGAACGGGTCTAGCCAGAGACTTTTTTTATAGCAATAAGTCTAGTCAATGAAGCGAGCGACACTCAGCGAGCGTACGAGGGGGTATGGGGGAGGTTAAAAGGTGTTGTGTCAAGCACCGAATGCGTGTATAGAAAATAAAAGCCGATTCTGCTTGACGCATCGGCTGAGAATCCCCCTAGTACCCCCTGTTCTTCACCCCCTCAGTCCCCCAATTCTGGGGGAAGGGATTTTAAGTTTCTAATTGACACTTAAGGATTCTCTGGGAATATGAGTTAGTTCTTTGATTTGCCTTGTTAGCACAGCGGTAGTGCGACTGTTTTGTAAACAGTAGGTCGTAGGTTCAATCCCTACACAAGGCTCACCTTGGGTGCTCTGGACAACCAGAGGATGTGAGTGAATGTTAATACAGGTCTAAATGGCATAATAGCGTAAACTGATTAACCGACATCCATCGGTAGGGCTAGAATCCTACCCACCCTCCTCTTTCAGAGGGGTGGCAGAGTGGTCTATTGCACTAGTCTTGAAAACTAGCAGGTGTAAAAGCCTCGTGGGTTCAAATCCGACCCCCTCTATTTTGCGACCCTTAGTTCAACGGATAGAACACCCGCCTTCTAAGCGGGTCATCTAGGTTCGATTCCTAGAGGGTCGAGTTTGACGCATTATTCGGGATTGTAACTCAATGGTTAGAGTAGCGGCCTTTTAAGCCGTTTGTTGCTGGTTCAAGTCCAGCCAGTCCCATACTTTAGCGGAACTGGTGAAATGGTATACACGACCGACTTAAAATCGGTTGCCGAAAGGCTTGTAGGTTCAAGTCCTACTTTCCGCACTTTCACGGCAGTAACTCAATTGGCAGAGTGTCAGTTTTCCAAACTGGATGTTGCGGGTTCGACCCCCGCTTGCCGTATTTTAAAGGGGGCGTAACTCAGCGGTTAGAGTGGAGTCTTTATAAGGCTTAAGTCGGAGGGTTCGACTCCCCCCGCCCCTATATTTAAGATTTGTAAAGAAACGGCTTGACAGCAGGCAGTATAAGCATTTCTAATGCGACTATGAAGGAAAAGGAACTCTGCATCGCCCTAGGCATCTCTCGTGACCTCATCAAGGGTCTGCGTGAGACTTATTGCGAGAACACCCATTGGAAGAAGATTCCCACCAAGAAGCCCGAGAACCTCTGGCAGATTGAGTGGACGGAAGATGGCATCGCTCTCCTCCGTGAGAACCTTGGCATCAAGCCAGAAGAGACAGTTGCCTTCCCCGAGCAGAAGCGTGGTACTGTGTACTGCAAGTACCGCAACCCCCGAGTCATTGGTGTCCTCATTGACGGCAAGGAACACTCCGTGCTGTGCAGAGACTCCGCTAAGTTCGGTCTTGGAATGACTGCCGATGTACGATGGGATGGAGCACGATGGGTAGTCGTGCGACACCCGAGGTTCAACGGAAAGTACTAAAATAAAAAAATTTTAAACCATTTGATGGTGATGAACCAATGCGAATCCCAGATGAAGTTGATGACGAAGAGGAAGATATCCCCTTTAATGAACTGATATGGCTTTCACTCCCACTCCTCATCCTATTCTTGTTACTCCTTCTCAAGAGGACATCAAGAAACTGGCTGAACGAGTAGGGGCTGAGAAGACTGCTGAGATTTTAACCCTGCGGGAGGACAAGATACTTGCTGAGAAACTTGACCCCTACCGACACGGATTTGATTTGCCACATTGGAAGGAAGCCGACCAGTTGCTAAAAGAGAACAATGAAGTTCTCATCCTTGGTGGTAACCGAGCGTCCAAAACGGAATGGGCGGCTAAGAGAGTTGTCCAGACGCTTATAAATATAAAAGATGCTAGGGTGTGGTGCTTGCATACGACAAACCAGTCGAGCATTCAGATGCAACAGAATGTCATATATAAGTACCTGCCCTCAGAGTTCAAGGAACTAAGGAAGAACAAAGTTCAGAATGTTCAGTACACTCAAAAGAACGGATTCAGCGATAACACCTTTATTCTGCCTAACAAGAGCCAATGCTTCTTTATGAACTACGCTCAGAAGCGAGATGTCATTGAAGGTGGCGAGGTTGACTTCATCTGGTGCGATGAACTCGTGCCGCTTGATTGGGTTGAAACGCTACGCTATCGTGCTGTCACTCGTATGGGCAAAATGGTTGTCACATTTACGCCTATCTCTGGGTACAGTTCTGTAGTAAAAGAATATGTAAGTGGTGCTAAGATTTACGAGACCAAGGAATCGCCATTGCTCCCTGACTCCCAGAATGTGATGGGTTGCCCTCGTGGTCATATGCCGTACAAGGCGAAGTCGTTTAATCGTTCGTCTGCGGTGATGTGGTTTCACAGCCAACTCAATCCGTACAACCCCTTTGAAAACTTAAAGAAGACCCTTGCTGGCAAGAAGTCTTATGAGATTAAAATTCGTGCATACGGCTGGGCTGATAATGTCAGCGGTAGCCAATTCCCACGATTCAACCCAGAAATTAATGTTGTCAAAGACGAGGCTGTCCCTAAGGAAGGCACGAACTACTTCATTACCGACCCTGCTGGGGCTAGAAATTGGTTTATGCTCTGGGCGAGGGTTGACAAGGAAGGCTCTATATATGTCTACAGGGAGTTCCCAGACACTTCAGATGGCGAATGGGCGTTGCCCTCTGGCGAGCCTGACGGAAAGGCAGGAACAGCCCAAAGAAACGGAGCAGGGCGGTCTCTGGCTGATTACAAGCAGATGATTCTAGACCTAGAAGACGGAGAGGTCATCTGGGAGCGTTATATCGACCCTCGTGCTGGCGGTACAAAGGCTGTTACTGACGAAGGAGGCACTACCCTCATAGAGATGCTTGACGATGGTGAAAACCCTATGCACTTTCAGCCAGCCGCAGGAATCCGAATCGAGCAAGGCGTGGCAATGATTAATGACGGCTTTGCCTACGACTACAACCAAGAGATAAGTCCTCTTAACAAGCCTAAACTTTATATCGCAGAGTCCTGTGAGAACCTAATCTACTGCCTTAAGGAGTGGACAGGACAGGATGGAGATAAAGGGGCTACCAAAGACCCTATCGACTGCTTGCGATACCTAATGACAATGAATCCTCAATATCAAGGAAATGACGCTATGCGAGGCTGGGGAGGAGGCTCGTACTAATGGAAATCTACTATCCGACACTCTTGTCTCGTCAAAAAGCGATGCTCTTTGCTAAAATTGGACGGATAAGGCTTGAATCTCTTGCCAGAAATGGTCAAGTGAGGACTTTCACCACCAAAGGTGGTCACAAGAGGTACTTCCGTGATGACCTCACAAAATATTTAAATGAAATCTTACAAAAATAACCAAGACGAACTGGTTTTTGCCAGCGACACCCCGAACATTCCGTATCTTTACAAGGAGTATCAGCGTTCTACGCAAAATGGAGGCAACACAGCCAACATCAATGAAAACGATGACATTCGGCTCTCTCGATGGGAAGGTCAGTCGCACGATGGCAAGAAGCACAGCCAAAACCGCCCCGATGGAGACCCTGCGTTTCCGTTTGAAGGAGCGTCTGATGTTCGTTCACGGCTTGTTGACCGCACAATCAATGACCTTGTGTCGATGTGCGTTACGACCTTTGACCGCTGTCAGGTTAAGGTCAAGGGGACTGAATTCAGCGACTCCGAGTCCGCTTCTGTTGCTAATGTGTTGATGTCGTGGCTTCTTGAGTCACGCCTGAGGTCTGAACTCCGCAAGGAAGCGGAACTCCTTTGCCAGTACACCCAGCAGTACGGCTGGTCTGCTCTTAATGTCATCTGGGAGCAGGAGATGGGTACACGATTCCAAAAGATTCGACTAGATGAACTAATGCAGATTGTCCAGCAGGCTGTGCAGGCTGACCCGAATACATCGCTTAAAGACCTTCCTAACGCCATTCAAGACCCCGAGCAGGAGGACTACGCTGTAGACCTCATCTGTATGTACCTTCAGTCGGTTGACCCTAAGGATGTTAAAAAGGCTATCAAGGAATTGCGTGAGAATGGTGTCTGCGAAATCCCTGAGCAGTTCGTGTCAAAGAACCTGCCGCTTATTGTTGCTCTTAAGCCCTACGACGAAATTTCGTTTCCTCCCGAGACTATTGAAATCCAGAAGGCTCGTGTTATTTTCAGAAGAACCTATATCACGGAGGTTGAACTGCGTTCTATGGCGGCTCAGGAAAACTGGTCTGACTCGTTTGTTGAGCAGGCTGTTAATGTGATGGGAATGCAGTCACAATTCAACGACCCGAATCTGCTTCCAGCCGCCGCCTTGATTAACTATCAGGTTGCTCGCAACGACAACCTTATTGAACTGGTTTACGCCTACAGCCGTAACATTGATAAGAATGGCGTTCAAGGCATCTACCAGACTATCTTCTGTCCTCAGGCTGGTAGCGAGGATTACGCCTCTCACGGACTGCTTGGATACGCCCACAATAAGTATCCGTTTGTTATCTACCGCAGAGAACGCACCCGCAGAGCCATTATGGAATCTCGTGGCGTTCCTGAGATTGCGATGACAGACCAAGAGGAAATCAAGGCTCAACACGATGCCATTCGTGACCGCACAGCGTTCACTACGATGCCTCCTATCCTTGTTAAGAAGCGTCTTGGTGGTATCAATAAGATTGCCCCAGGAATTCACCTGCCTGTCACCTCAATGGATGACTATAAGTTCCTGCCTGCTCCTACTGACCAAAATCAACAGGTAGCGTTTATGCTCATCGACAGAGTTGAACTAAATCACGCTTCCTACTTTGGTTTACCTCACCCGCAGATTATGCCTCAGAAGACGCAGACAACCCAGCAGTTCGTCATTAACAACTGGCTTGATGTGTGGAGCGAGGCGTTTGCTATGACATTCTCGCTGATGCTTCAGTATATGGAGTCCGCTGAGATTGAGCAGATTACTGGCAATGCCCTTCCGCAGAATATGTCCAGCGTTAGCAATATGTACGACTTCCAAGTGAAGTACGATGTGCGAGAACTGGATACTAACTTTGTCATTGAAAAACTCAAGGCTATTACGCAGTTCGTCCTTCCTTTGGATGGCGGTGGTGTTATCGATAAAAATAAGTTGGTTAAGGCGGCTATTGAGGCTATTGACCCTGATAAGGCTAAGGAACTCATCATTAACCAGACCTCCGCTTCCCAGCAGATGTACAAGGACATCCAGTCCGACATCGGCTTGATGATGCTTGGTAACGAGGCGAACTATGTCGAAAACGACCCTGCCGCCCCGACCAAGTTGCAGTATATGCAAGACATCATTGGGAAGAACCCCAAGGCTCAACAGCAGATGCAAGCCGACCCGCATTTCCGTGCTCTTATTGAGAACTTTATGAAGAATCTTCAGATGTCTGCTATGCAACAGCAGAATAAGCAGATTGGTCGTACTGGGGTAACTCCAATTGGTCAGCAAGCCGCTGGACAGATGCAACAGCAGATTGACCAAGCCAACGAACAACAGCCTGCTGAAGAGCAACAGATGTAATGCGTTACCCTAACCAAATCATCACAGGACTGTCGTTTGAAAAGAATAACGACCTATGGAAGGCTCTTCATATGCTTTTGGACGCTTCCATTGATTCTGAGGTAGCCTCCGCTATCTCTAAGGATAATAAGGGAGAAGACAGGGCTTGGTACGCTGGTAGGGCTGAAGCCCTTACAGCCTTTAAGTCTATCCTTATCCAGACACGAGAAGATGTGCTGGCTGACCAAGGAAGACCTTCTGAAGCCCATAGTTCGTCAGAAAGCGGTATGTAAGTGCTATAGTGCTTGCTTAGTATAAATTTAAGCCGTAACTGGCTACTAGTTCTGGAACTATTACAACATCCTGCATATAAAAACGGACTTTAGACCTTATCTAATGACAACAGAAAATCAAGCCGACCTTAGCACGGCTCAAAACAACGCTACGAAAAACGAAAGCACCCCGCAGGCTTTTGATATCAGTAAACTCGCTGACATAGTTAGCGAATCCTTCCTAGGCGGTAAGGAAAATAGTGAGCCTTCAGTCTCGCAGGAGCAAACTGAAGCGGAAGGTCAAGCGACTTCCGAGAATAGTGAGGTTCTTTCTCAAGATAACGATACAGCCACCGAACAGGACGAGTCTACAGATTCCGAGGAAACCGAAGAAACCAAATCTGAAGATAACGAACTTGATAGGGGCTTGCCCAAAGGTGTTAAGAAACGCATCGACAAACTCTCTGCTAAACGCAGGGAGGCTGAAGCAGAAGTGGAACGACTCCGTTCTGAGGTGGATAGACTGTCGCAAGAGGCTAACAAGCCAGCACAGATTCCGACTCAGAGCAATCCTTACGCTCACCTGTCTACGCTAGAAGAGGTTAATCGAGAGATTGACCAAGCCAAGCAAATCAGACGCTGGTGCGAAATGAACCCCGATGGTGCAGTAGTTACAGGCAAGGATGGAAACGAAGTGGAATACTCCGCTGAAGAAGTGCGAAACATCAAAATCAAGTCCCTTGATGCGATGGAAGAACACCTCCCTAAGCGTATGCAGTACCTCCAGAACTTCAATCAGATGGAAACCATTGCCGCTAAGGAATACCCTTGGTGGAAGGATAAGGCATCACGAGACAGACAAATCGCTGAGACTTTCCTAAAGGCGTTCCCTGAAATCCAAAAATTCCCTGACTACAAGATGGTGATTGGTGATTACATCTCTGGCGTTAAGGCTAGAGAATCCAAGGGCAAGCCCTCTGGAGTTATCAACAAAGCACCCAACCAGCCTAGACCTTCTTCAGCCCCGAACTCCGTTCCTTCCAAGGATGCGAAGACTCAGCAAGCCCAGAAGCGTTTTTCTGCATCGAACTCAAGAGATGACCTTTCTACTATAATCGCTAACCGATTCCTGTAATCATTCAAAACCCCTAAAACCTATATACCTATATGGCTAATCTCACAGAACCCTCCTTCTCGTCTGGCAAGAGAGAAGAACTCGCTGACCTCATTGCTCTCGTTGATGCTAAGGATACTCCTTTCACCTCGATGGCTAAGAAGGGCAGCAAACCCGGAAATACCTTGTTCCGCTGGCAGGCTGATTCTCTTCCTACCCCGAAGATTACTGGCACAGTTGACGGCACGGATGTCACCACCTACGATAACTACACCAAGGATGGTTCTACCACCTATCGTGCTGAACTCAGCAACTACATCCAAATCTACAGACGCTCCGTCCGTGTGTCCCCGCTTACGCAGGACATCTCGACTATCGCTGGTGTGCGTGATGAACTCGCCAACAATGTCGCTAAGGGCATTCAGGCTATCAAGCGTGATATGGAAGCCTCGATGTGCTCCGACAATGGTGCTCAGGCTGACGCTGGTGGTTCAACCCCCTACCTGACTCGTGGTCTCCACAAGTGGCTTCAGCCGATTGCTACGAAGGATTCCGTCCTTCCTGTCATCGACCAGTTCTGCACACCTACTGCGAATCGCTCGACAGTTGGTACTGCCGCCCTTACTGAGTCTGTCGTTCAGAATGTCCTCACAGGCATCTATTCCCAGACTGGTCAGTTCAAGGATTATGACCTCCTCTGCGGTACTGCCCTGAAGAGAGCGTTCACGAACCTCGTGTTCACTACGCCCTCCTCTGGTTCTACCAACACCCAGACCGCCATTCGTACCTTCAATCGTGATTCGGAATCGTCTTCCTATATCGCCTCTGTTGATATCTTTGAAGGCGATTTCGGCAAACTGAGACTCCACCCTTCCCACTACCTCAAGGCTTCCGCTGGCGTTGGCTCGACATTCGTCGGCTATGTCATTCCGTTTGACCAAGTCGAAGTGCGTTATGGTGGTAATGTCGCTGGCGTGACGGCTCTGCCTAACGCTGGTGGTGGCGAAGCCCGAATGATTGAAGCGGTTGCTGGACTTTGCGTCTACAACCCCCTCGCTTTCGGGGTGTTTGACTTCACCGCCTAATACGCAGGATGTCAGACATCATTCAAAGTCTGGCTGATGCAGTCCCTGCCCACCTTAGAAATAGGGTGGAGCAGGAACTCCTGCACGGCTGGAGAATGAATGAGGTCAAGGCTAAGTCGGTTGCTAAGCAATCGGCTATTTTTCACAACAACAACGCCGCTAAAAGCGTTGAGGGTATTGGCGAGAAAATCGCCTCTATCCCTCTGGATGCCTTTCACTATTGGTCGCACAGACTCGGCAAGGAATGCTGGTCTGATGACCAATTTGTGAACGACTTCATCAGAGATAACCCCGAAGTGGCAGTTAAGAACCGCATCAAGCGGACTTGTGTCCAAGGGGCAATTTTTACAGGTGACGGATATCTCATTAAATGAGAACATCGAACTACTCTCAAATCCTCTTTGACGCTCTCCAGTACTCTGGGAATGACCGCCAAAACATCACGGCTGACACCTTTGCTCAGTTCCGTGACTTCAGCAACGCTCGTATGCGTGAGGCTTGGGAGGCTAACAACTGGGCTGACATCTGTCGCATCGTTAGTTTTACCACAACAGTTGATGTAAACAATGTTACATACTTCACCCCTGCTACAGGGGCTGGAGAGATTCTGGCTGTGTTCACTAAGAACCCGCAGGAAACAACAAAGGCTGTCCAGTTGTCGTACCAACTGTACGATGACGGCACTAACAAAAAGGTCATCCTGAACACGGCTATCGTTGAAGGCTGGTATCTGTACCGACTTGCCTGTCCTGTGCTTACAGGAGACCTCTATAGCCCCTCTGTGGTGTACTATCAGGGCGTACAGGCGTACTTTGACTCTGGCTCTGGCACAGGCTCTTTTACTCCTGTTGTTGGCAAGCCTCACGCTGGCAACTTTTATACTTGCACAGTCTCTTCTACGAGTGCTGGTCAGAACCCTAATACCCACCCTACTCTGTGGGTTAAGACGGACATTCCGTATATATTCTCTTCATTTATGGCTTGGGCTTCAGCCGCTAATTGGCTTGTCTCAGAAGGACAGATACAAGAAGCGGTCACAATCGATGCCAAGGCTAAGGAAGTTCTTGATATGGAATACGATAAGAGCCTCCGTCAGCAATCACAATTTGGTCGTATCAATATGACTAACACCTACTAATTTATGTCTGCAACATCTCTCTCTACTCCGCTTCTTAAGTCGTTTACCCATTCGACTACTAATATCGGAACATCTATCACTACCCTTCTGGCGGCTGTTGGAGGTGGCGAAAAGCGTGTCAGCACCATCATCCAGAATCAGTCTTCTACGGCTACGATTACGATTATCCTATCCGCTACTGATACTACAGGATTCATTCTTCAGCCTGCCACTTTATTCAACATTGAGAACTACAACGGCACTATTCGTGTTGTTGCTTCTGCGGCGGCTACTCCTGTGCATCTTGCGTTTTCGATGGTGTAATGAGACGCATTAGTCTTACATACAACAATCCATCAAAAACAATATGTCCATCTCCATCAGTCCTAATCTACCAGCAAATGTAGTCGAAATTGGCAATGAGATTACTCAATCCAAAATCAACGAGATTAACGCTGGCACTCTAGCCCTGCAAACTTGGGTTTCTGCTTCGTATTTAACTACGGCTAGTGCCTCAAGCACTTACGCTCCTAAAGCCAGTCCTACCTTCACAGGGGTTGTAACTATCCCTGCTGGGGCTTCTATCAGCGGTTATTTAACCACGGCTACTGCCTCTAGCACCTACCAGACGCTTTCTGGGATGACTTCGTATTTGACTACCTCTGCGGCTAGTAGCACCTATCAGCCTATCGGTTCTTATCTTACTGATGCTCCTTCTGATGGCTCTGAGTATGTTCGTAAGAATGCGGCTTGGGCTGTGGCTACTGGTGGCGGTGGCGGTGGCATCTCAGATGCTCCTAGCAATGGAAGCCTTTATGCCAGACAAAACGCTGGCTGGACTTCCTTTACAGTTCCGACTCTTTCTGTTACCAACATTGACCTAACTGGTAACTTTAATGGTTACTCGATGGGGTCTGGATATTACTCATTTAAATACGATTCTTCTGCTAACACCCTGCGTATGCAGGATGGAATGGGTTCTGGATTAACTGTTTCTGCTACAGGAATTACATTCCCTGACTCTACCACGCTTACAACTTCTCCTTCCGCTTTTGTTGATGCTCCTAGCGATGGCAACTACTATGTTCGTAAAAACGGGGCTTGGCATCAATGTCAGATTGCAAGTGTCTATGACAACAATACGATGTCTAATCAAGATGTCTTGAGAACTTAATCTTATGTTTGAACTTCTAATCTATCTCATTGCTACTGTTGTCCTGTTTGTTGCTGGCTTCTACTCTGGCGTTAAGAACGCTGAGTCCAAGAAAGTGCAATGGGGCAAGGAAATCCTCCGAAAACTTAAATCTGGGGATTAATGGCTCAACAAGAGACATATCTTCGTGATGGCGATAAGGGTTTCATTGGCTTAAATAGTCGTGACAACCCTTCTTCGTTGCCTGAAGGATATGTTTCTGAGTCCATTAACTACCGCCTAGACAGAGGCGTTGCCACGCCTAGACGAGGGCTTCAGCGTAAAACCATAGGTGCTATCGTTGGTCAGGACATCTACGGCTCTTGTACCTACATAACTAACAATGGGCAGGAAATCATTGTTTTGATTACAGAGCGTGACCTCTGGTATTATAACCCTCAGACTGAGATTCTATCGTCTCCTATCCCTTTTCCCAGTCGCAAGAACTCCTCTACATTTACTTCTGCGATAGCAGGAAGCACTACTGTAATTACAGTTACAACTGCTACTACTCACGGATATACTACTGGCAACTCGTTGTCAATTGTTACAAGCAACGCCAGTTACAACGGCATATACACAATCACAGTAACAGGAACAACTACATTTACCTATGTAATTCCTCAGGTACTGGCTCTTACAACAGGCACTTGCAACACTTCAATCGAGTACATCAACACATCAGATGGATGCGATGTTGTGCAAGCGATTGATAATGTTTTTATAACTAGAGGTTATGATAAGCGTCCGTTGAAGTGGGATATGGCGACCACCATAATTGCTCAGCCGACATCCCCTGCGTCTGGACACCAGTTCCCGAACTGCTCTCAGTTGCTTTATTACGGCAATAGATTAATTGCTCAGGGCAAGTCTCACAACGAACCTAATGTCTCTAGAAATAGGGATACAGTTTGCGTCAGTAACTTTCTTGACTATGTGCATTGGGACTCGTTAGATGCCTTTACATTTAACAATGGAGGAAATGACGAGGTTATTGCAGTTAGTCCTTGGACGCTAAACGAGTTCACAGTTTTTATGCGTCACAGCATATTCTATGTGAACACAGGCGTTGGCAGATACGCTACAGGTGATGCCCTTTCCACCGACTGCTTTGTCAAAACGCTTGTTACAGATGTGGGTTGCATTGCTAAGCGTAGCGTTGTCCAAGCCAATGGAGGTATTCTGTTCCTTTCGGATAATGGTGTGTACGCTATGAATCCTACGCAGGTTGGCTCTAACGAGTCTATGCGTTTGCTGACCAATGCTCAGCCCATCTCAGCCCCAATAAACGATGTCATCAAGAGAATCAATAGGACTTATGCTTATCGTTCCGTGGCTATTTACTCTGACAATCGTTATTACCTTGCTGTCCCTCTTGATGGTGCTGAAAAGAACAATGCCGTTCTTATTTACAACTTCATCCTTAATGCTTGGGAGTCTGTTGACACCTTCCCTGCTGGCATAGATATTTTCAACTTTATCGTAGCCAAGAAGGATAGCATCAGAAGACTCTTTATCGTTGATTCAAACGAGGGCATTTTTCTTACTGAAGAACTTGACTTTGACGAATATGGTGCTCAGTTGGGAAAGCCTAAACTTAATGACCCCGTGTTTAAACTTGATACAGAGGGTGCTAGGCTTCAACCCTTGGCGTTTACGCCTGTAACAATTGACTCGTCCCTTAAGACAAGAAGATATACATTCGGCTCGTTTGGAGACAAGCGGTTTAGTTCAGCCGAAATAGATTTCGATTTCCAGATTGGCTCAGAAGTAGCCACCTATGTGGATGTAACCAATACAGACTCTTACGCTCTGATTGATGATTATACATCCCCTCTGGACAATGACGAAACTAGAAGAACTCCTATAAGAAAATTTGGTACTGGACTTCGCTTCCAGTTCATAGGAAACTTCAGACCTTTTATACGCTCTGTCTATGCTTATGCTAGCCAGAAGACTAAGAACCTAATCTCTAAGAAATAATATGCCACAAATTAACTCTGGCAAAAGCCCTCCGTGGGTATCTGGCGAAATCGTTACAGCCGTAGGTCTTAACGGAATGATTGATTCTGCTACGATTGACCCTTCTGTAATTACTGCTCAGTCTAATCTCGCTACGCTTACTGGGGATGAATACACGCTGATTGTTGACCCGTCAACTGGTCTGCTTAATAAAACACAACTTAAGAAAGCCCTGCTGACTGGTAAAGATATTAAAACAGACCTCATAAGCCAGATAACTGGTTCGTCTACTTTGATGTTAATTCAGTCAAATCCATCAGTTGCAATGATGGTAGATGGCATAGGTGGATTAACTTTAAGAAGCCAATCTAGCAATATCGGCATTGATACTACTTCCGCTGGAGGAAGTGGAAGTTTATATGTTCAATCAAACGGAATGACATTTGATGGTCAAGGTGGTGGTGCTACTGGAGTAATAGATTTCCAAACAAGAACCACATTTTCGTATACTAGTGCCGTTAAAATTCCTGTTGGCACAACAGCCCAGCGTCCAGCAACGCCTGTGGCTGGTGATTTTAGATTTAACTCTACTACAACTGATGCTGAAGTTTATAACGGAAGTGCTTGGAAATCCTTCAATCCTGTTGAGTCCTCAGCCTTAACAGCCAATGGGTTTATTAAACTCCCAAACGGACTGATTCTGCAATGGGGTACTTCTGCTGTTGGAATGGCTAACTATTCAGCCCAAACCATCAATTTCCCTACTGCGTTTGCTACAGCCTGTTTTAGCGTTCAGATTACGGCTAAGACCGCAACTGTTATGACAAGCGGTTCGGTAGGGTACGAAAACGGAATTAAGTTAAACGGCAATCCTACGACCACTTCATTTAGCGTTTATTGCAACTGGTCTGGAAGCCACGCTGGTGGCATCGTTTACCCTACTTGGTTTGCTATAGGAATTTGATATGGTGTTCGACAAACAAGAACCTAATCTCTAAGAAATAATATGCCACAAATTAACTCTGGTAAAAGCCCTCCGTGGGTATCTGGCGAAATCGTTACAGCCACAGGACTTAATCAAATGATTGATGCGGCTACCCTTGACCCTTCTGTCATCACTTCTCAGTCTAATCTTACCACGCTTACTAATGATGAGTACGCTTTTGTTGTTGATACTACTGGTGCTTTAAAGAAAACTCAACTTAAGAACATTTTTGATACTGGTAGTGATATTATTACAGACAACATAGATGGGTTAACTAATAATGGAACGCTTGAAGTGGGGGCAACTGGTACAACTGGTCATTTGGCTTTAAGAGGTGGCAATGGTGGCACTAGCGGTCTGGTTTCGATTTATGCTAAAGATGTAGATATTAATGCAGTTGGACTTTCTAGTAATGGTTCATTTGATGTTACGGCAGGTACTGGAGGAATGAGTTTTAATGCTGGACTTCAGACAATTGATTTCCAAAGCCCTATCCAAGTTGGAGAAGTTAAAGGTACTGCTAATTTTACTGGTGCGTTGCAAGTCAATGGGACAGTCGGCTATGTGCTGACTGAAGTCTACGAAGAAACACCTGCTTTATTTACGGCTACATACGCAGGATTTTACGATTCAGCATTTACTTCTTCTGTTTTTACAAAACCATCCAGCGAAATTTGGATTTTTGAAGTATATTTTAGACACCAAGGCAAACAAGGCTATTCATATGATTTTGCTGGAAGGTATGGAAGCCAAGCATATCGAACTGGTGCATACATTTTTGATAATAAATTTTTTGATTCTCAGGGTGGTGGTTCTTATTATTATGGTTATTATACTGCAAGGTGGGTAGTGCCAACAGGAGTTGGAATGGTAAGTGAAACATTTAAACTTGATGCTTTTGCTGCTGCTGGAAGCGAACTATCATTGTTTTCAACTACTGGCCCTTACACAACTATAATCACAGGAGGAAGTTTACCTCCGTCCAAGTTCCGCATTTACAAATACAAGACCGCTTAATGATATTCGACAAACAAATAGCATTCATACTTTCCCGCAGAGATTCGGGCAAGCGTGTATGCTTTGGGTTTGACGACATTGAGTTAAGAACTTACCTCCGCTGGTCTTCCTATTTTGGATATCTCTTTGAGGTCTGGGAAAACAAGGAACTTACTGGTCTTGGCGTTGCCTATCCAGTAAAGAACAATACACCTACAGAGGATGACCTATGCAAGTTCTCTGAGGTTGTTGATTTCAAACTAGAGGGTATGCACCCTCTGTGCATTATGGACTGGATGGCTACAACGCCAGAAGCCAGAAGAACTCTTGTTACCGATTTCAAGAGGCGTTTCCCGAACTGGGAGAACCAGAAGAAAATCGGAGTACAAAACGGCAAGTTCCGTGAACTGCCTAACAAGTACATAAACCTCTTAACTATCTAATAAAATGGGAAAAAAAGTATCAGCCCCTGCCCCTCGTAATTACGCACAAGAAATGCGTGACGCTATGGACGCACAAGCGGCTATTCAGCCTCGCTTGCTTGAACTGGAACGCCAGTATCAACCGCAGTATCAGCAACTCCAACAGCAGATGATGGATAGGCAGATGCAGTACCAGATGGACTCATATGGCAAGGCTATTCCTCAGGCGGCTCAACTGAGTAGCCAGTTCGCTAATGCTATGACCCCTGTGTATGGTCAAATTGGCGAGCAGTCAATGCAGGCTTACCGACAGGGCGTTGGGTCGCAGACTATGGGTCTCTACGACCAGATGAACAGAGGTGCTATGGAAGGACTTCAGGCTGGCACAGGACTCACTTCCCAGATGACTACGCAGGCTCAGCAGTCGGCTAGGGCGGCTATGGCGGCTAGAGGTCTCACAGGCAATCAAGCAGTCGCACAGGAGGTTCTGAACTCATATAACCTAGGTCTGGCTCGTGAGGACAGGGCTAGGCAGTTCGCTGGTTCTATGTATACGCAAGGTCAGCAGAACTTCCAGCAGGCTATGGGAACATACGGAAGCCAGATGCTTAATCAGGCTAATGCCTACTCTCCTGCCAATATGTACGGCTCTGCATACAATATGTCACAGGGTCTTGGTGCTCAACTTTTCCAGCCTGAATCTCAGTACAACGCTGGTCTTATTACGGCTAACCGCAAGGAGGCTATGGATGCCCAGATTGCCAACGCTCAGTCTAGGTCTGCCCTTACAAGCGGTTTGCTTGGGGCGGTAGGCACTATTGGTGGTGCTATGATTACTGGTGGGGCTTCTATTGCGGCCGCAGGAGCGTATGGAGCAGCGTCTAAGGGCTAACGGAAATAACCTAAATAATTTATGGCATCTCCTTTTCAAAAATATCAAAGCGGCATTGAGGCTTCCACAGGAAACCTCGTTTCTGCCTATGGGCAGATGGCGGCTCAGACATCAAATGCTCTTACTGGACTTGGTCAAAACCTTGCTGATGGCATCAAGAATTACGCAAAGAACCAAGCGGAAGATGAACTGCTTACAGCCAAGGCTCAGGGTCTTGGTGGCAACTTTGAGTTCCTTACTAAGCAAATCAGAGAGAACCCTGAACTTGCTCCGTTTGCGGACTCGTTCAATCCTATCCTTAAGAAGATTGGCAAGTTCTCCTCTATGTCTAGAGGGCAGAAGCAGGCTCTTCTCCTTGAGGCTGAAGCCTTCCAAGCCCAGATTGCCCCTGCCCTTGCCATCTATAAGGAAGGCAATCTAGTCAGGGTTCAGCAGGGTGTTCAGTCTGCTTTGTCAGCCAAGGTTAAGGCTACAGACAAGAAGGGTTTTTCTGTCGATGCTCTGCCCTATCAGCCTGACAAGTCTCCCGACTGGAACTTTGAAAACAACCGAAAGCACTTTCAACTCGCTAAGGACAACACGCCTAATCTGTCTGGATTCGATATTGACTCTGCTCTTGGTAAACTGGCTGACGGATGGAGCACGGCTTTTGCTAGCGATGCTAAACTTGGTCAGACCGACCCTAAGTTCAGAGACACCATCATTCAGGGCATTTCTGACTGGAGCAACCTGAGGGCTAATACGGCAACTACAGAGGATGGTGCTACCGACTACGCCAAGGAAGCGGATTACTACGCTGGAACTACTACGGCTTCTGCTGATGCGATGAGACAGCAGATGGCGACTGATGCCCTTGCCAAGCAGAGAGCGTCAGGTACTTCCAATGAGAATATAGAACAAATTCTCGAAGAACGTATTAAAACTGCAAAAACACCTGCATACGAACTTGATGTAAAACTTAATACGCTTGGAAGTCAGTTAATTGAAGAGTCTAGAAAAAAACTTGATGAAGCAATCAAATCAGACTCACCTGTTAATGTTTCCGAAATTTTAGACGAAATTAAAACCAAGGAAAAAACACTTAATCCTACGGCTAGTCAAATTACTGTAGATATTCCTGGGTTTTCTGGAATAGGTGCTGGAATGGGAAGAATATCACCTACTAGAACTGAAACAGTTGTTAACACATACTCTCCTGCGGCTGAAACAATTACAAAAGCGGCTGTGGATGCTGGCATTAATATCAAGAAAAACCTTAACGCTGAAGAAATTGCAAAACTCAGAAAGGCTCTTTCTTCCACAAGCGAGGCTGTAGTTAAACAAACAGCGGCTTCAGAAAAGAAACTTGAGGCAGTTAAAAACGAAAAATTTATTACAGAACCTGACGCTGAGGCTGTTAAGAAGGCTCAGTCCTTTGACCTGCCGTTTAACTACGACACCAAGATTCAGGAAGGCATTGAAACGACTGCTCGTGATATGACCTATGCGGAGGAGAAGGAGTTTGTCCGTCAATGGTTTGTCGAGAACCGAAAGGGCGTTATTCCGTCTACCCTTGATGCTGTGTACAAGTCCATTAGACCTGAGACAGATGTTCAGTTTATGCCTGCTCCTGATGGCGGTCAGGTGATGATTACATCTAAGGGTGCTCAGTACATCCCCCCTGTTAAGGGAGAGGTTGTTAGCGACAAGGCTAGAAGTGAACGAGGGCTTTACAACTACGGCAGACAAGACCCTGCTACTGGTAGATTCCAGTTTGAAGAACGCATCAAGGGTTCTGGCATTCTTCTTGCTGGCTTTGTTAGCGGTGGAGAAAAGAAGGCTCAGGACTTTGATACTGTTGTAAACGATGTTGCTATGGTGCGTAGGTATGTGCCTGAACTTAAGGAGTTGTTCAAGAAGACTGGACATTCGATTGCTGTTCTTAATCAGGCTGACTACGGCAAGGCTACATCACTCATTGCCAAGATTAAGGCGGCTATTCGTGTGGAAACAGTCGGTACTGGGCCTGTTGCTCTTCCTGAACACCAAATGATTCAAGAACGCATTGGAGACCCTCGTGAGTTCTTTGCCCTCGACAAGATTAGCATTGACAAACTTGATACATTGTTGCGGACTGCTCAGGAAACCTTGCAAAGCAATTCTGCTGGAATTTCAGTTCAATACAAACCTACCGCTGGAGATGTATCTGGACTTGAGAGACAAGCACGAATCCAAGCAAACAAATCCCGATAATATGGCTGAACTCTATGACAAAGGATTCCAAAATCTCAGACAAGACGGCAGGGCTGGAGGGCTAGCAGGGCAGGCTGACCCCGCTACGGCTAACTTCAACGAGGAAACTAAGACCTATCTAGACTCCCTGTCTCCTGAGGAGCGTCAACTAGCGGTAGAGCGTATCAATGCTCCGCTTACTGGAGAAGATGTCTTTGAGGCTCTCAAGCAGGATATGGACTACGCTCCTACCCTGCCAGAATATCTGAAGTATGTTGCGTACAACAAGACGCACGAGTCCAGCCTTCTTGATGGAATTGGAGAGGGCGTTGGTATGGTTCTTGATGACCTAGGAAGGGCGGCTGGGGCTGTTGCTGACCATCCTATGAAGGCTCTGGCTAAAGCCCCGCCTTCTCTCATTGAAGCCTTTGCTCAAGGTACACGCAACCTCTATGGTATGCTTGCCCAGAGTGCCAATCCTGACAGCGTTTTGTTTGGTCTTAAGAACGCTATCGCTGGTGACGGAAGCCCTGAAGGGTACAACCAGTTCTTGGCGGCTCGTAAGTTCAACAAGCATTCTGCCAGACTAGCCTCTGGAGAAGATACTATTGTTATGGATAAGGATGTCATTGACCACGACATCACGCTTGCGATGTCTTATATCGCTGACCCCACTTTGTTTGTTCCGTTTGGTGCTGGCGTTACTGCTGGTATGCGAGCCGTTGGTCTTGGAGAAAAAGTAATTTCTCTTGGTGGTCGGGCGGCGGCTATTAAGTCTGCCATTATTGGTGGCGGTCTCAAATGGGGCGTTGGTGCTCCTATTGAGTTCATCGGCAATGTCACAAAGGGTACTATCGACAAGGCTGTTACAGTTGGAGGCAATGTCCTAGAGACTGCCTCTGGCATTCCTATGGCTGAACTCAGACAGACTGCCAGACTTTCTGCCATCGGCACAACCACATCGTCAATACTTGGAGGTCATATCCCTGTCGTTTCTACTATCTCAAATGTCTATGTTGGTGCTGGTGTTGCTTCTGGTGTTGGCGAGGCTGTAAGTGCTGTCGGAAACCAGATGCTCAGACAGGGTGGAAAGCGTGGACATCTTTCGTTTGCTAGAGAGGCTCTCTTGCAGACTCCAAATCTTTCGGCACACGCCAAGGGTCTCCTGAAGGTTATTGATGCCGTTGACCCGATGTTCTCCTACGGCTACAGCATCGCTGAAGGTGCTGGTCAGGGTGCTATGATTGGCGGTACGCTCGGATACCTCAGCGGTGGCAAGGAAGGGCTAGGACACGGCATTGGTGCTGGTGTTGCCCTTGGTGCTGTTGGTGCTGGGGCTGGCAGACTGTTTGCTGATATCTCTGGAGGCACTAAGATGGCTAGGGCTGAGGTTCAGGGCGGGTTCAAAATGGAACTTGCTAAGGCTAGTAATGACCCGAATTACAAGGGTCTTTCTGCATTTTTAGAACGCCAGACGCTTCTCGGAGATAGAGCAGGTGCTTTGCAGGTCATTGGAGGTCTTGACAGAATTGCTCCTGATATGCGGATGCTTGTCGGCAGAAAGAGCGATGCTGTTGCGTTACTGAAGTCCCACGGACTGGACTCTGAAGGCTACAAGATTGACAAGGATACAGGTCTCAGAGTTGTCGATGCTCAGGGCAAGCCTGTCAAGTATGGTGCTAGCGTTGCCGATTGGTACGGAGGAGAAGGGTTCGTTATGTTCACGGATATGGATGCCAGCGGTAAGAAGCGGGTCACCATCCATATGGACACGGAGTCTGCTGGTAAGAACACGATGCACCACGAACTCTTCCACGCTGTGTTCAGAAGCACGATGATGGAAAGACACTTCAAGGACGGCTTCTCAAAGGCTATTCTTGGTGAGTTCGATGAGAATGGCAAGAAGGTCAAGCCTGCCGAAATCGACCCTAAGGAGTTCAGAAAGTTTGCCAGACGAGAACTACAGTTCACCAGAGACGAAAACGGAAACAGGCTTCCTGTTGCTGAAGTCAAGAAGCGTCTTGCTGAGTTCGATGCTCACCTCGCTGAGTACGAAAAGGCTGGCTCAACGGCTAGGATGAACCCTGATTCGGCTCGTGCGTTGGACTACCTTGTTGAGGAATTCGGTGCTCACTATTTCACTCAGTTCCTGAAGGGCAAGTCTGTTGACTACCTGTTCCACGGAGCAGAATTCACAGGTATGCGTGGCGTAATGGACAGAGTCCAGAACGGCTTCATTGATTTCTGGCAGGGCGGTGCTAAGAAGCAGAGACCTACCTTTGATTTCGACAAGGGCTTTGATGTGGCTTTCGGAACTGACGGAAAGAGAACAGCCGCTCAGCGTTCCTCTGCCATTGACTTCCTTGCTCAGGACTTGATTCGCTCGGTTGCTGGCAAGCGTAAGGGCAGTTCTAACAGCCTTGATGTAAGAACGCTCAGCCCTGAGGCTCGCAAGGCTTTCTTTGAGAGTAGCGGTATCGATGGACTCAAACATTTCTACGACAAGAACGGACAGCCCAGAGGTCTGACTGAAGCCCAAGTTAAGCAAGAGCGTCTTGAAGTCGGCAAGGCTATTCACGACTCGCTGTCTAAACTCGACCCTAAGATTGTCGCTGGACTGCTTGATGTTGACGGAAACTTCAACGCCTCAAGCACCCTTGGCACTAGACTAAACGACACAATCCTTACACACCTAGTCAAGGAAGGTCACATCAGTCAACTGCTGGCTGACAGAATCAAGAATGTTCAGGACATCGTTGAAGGCAAGGGGTCTAATGTTGTCTCGTATCTTTACCACGGAGCGTCTCAGGAAACTCAGGTTGGACCAAATTCACCTCGTCTTTATGGTGCTGATGTTCCTATTACTTCCAGAGAGACCATCGTTGTTGGTTACGACATCAAGGTCAAGAAGGATGGAACGCTCTCCCTCGTGATGAAGGGTCTGGACAAGAAGGTTATTGATATGCGTGGCAACACCCTGTGGGCTGACCCTGCTGTTAGAGACCTCTGGCAGGGCGATAGAAACGCCTTTGACCAGTCGTTCTTTGACTACCTCAGCAACGCTAGCAAGGCTAGCACGGACAGAACTCGTGTTGAGTCTTCTTTGCTTCCCTCGCTTGCTCGTGGTGATGGCTTTGGTGGTGAGCGTAGAAATGTGATGCACCAGTTCCTTGGTATGGCTAAGCGTCAGAGCGAGTCGTACTTCAATAAGCCTATTGCTGAGATTCCTAGAGGCAAGACATCCACAGTCTTTAACCAGAGTATGGATTTGATGACTCCGATGAAGAGCGACCTGCCCACTCGTTATGAGTTTAACCTCGAAAACGCTCACAGAGACCTCAGCAAGAACTTCAAGGTGTCAGATATGGAAGTCGAAAAGACACCTGTTGGCAACATCTTCACTCACGCTTCTGGCTACAAGATTACCGCTGATGCCAAGGGAACGGCTCATCTGTACGATAATAACGGAAAGTCGCTTGGTTCGTTTAAGGATAAAGACCTCGCCAGCGTTGCGATGGAGAAAACTTACGCCGCAGAAAGAGCAGAGACTGAAGTCAGAATCCAGAGGGTACAGGAAGACCAGCAGAAGAGACAAGCGTCCTTTAAGGTGTTTGATGACCAGACGCTTGCTAAGGGCAGGGAACTCGGAGACATCTTTGCCACAGATGAAGGCAAGGCTTTCCATAGAGGCACAAGCCTGATTAGGCAGACTCGTGAGGAGTTTTTTAGCAGTAACTTTCACAGGCTCAGACAGGCAGACGCTGAGACTGTCTTTGCCATTACTGAAGATGTTGCCAAGCGTGGTTATGCCTTAAGAGAACTCAGAACGCAGGCTTACGACAAGATGAAGGCTGAGGAAGCCAATGGCAGGGGCAGGGAATACAAGAAGGCTCGTGACGCTTATGATGTCATTGTCTCCCACGCTGACCGCTATAACGACATCCTGCTTGCCTACGAGAGAGCAACCAAGAGTGGAAGAAATGGTCAGGCTATTCTTGACTTCATCAACACGCATAGACGCACAAGCATAGGCTATGACAATATGGCTAAGGTGTTCTTTGGTGATTCCTACGACTCGCAGTTCCAGACAGGCAAGCCTGTAACAACTGTTGCCACTCACGGAACAAGTTCACACGAACTGATTGCCTCTCGTGAGTTCGACCCCAAGCAGTTCGGCACTAAGCACGGAGCAGACCACGACAAGGTGGGAGTGTTCCTCTCTGGAGAAACAAAGACCTCCTTTGGCTACGCAGACCCCAAGGAAGGGGACACAGGATATCGTCAGGTGCGAGCCGCTGTTAAGTTCAACAACCCTCTTGTGGTTGATGCTGACTTCAAGTGCTACAGCCCTGATATGTACGATAGATACATCAAGCAGGTGAGAGACGGAGGTCACGATGGCGTTATAATCAAGAATGTTTACGATGGTGGAAGTGCTGATACTGTGTTCATTGTTATGTCCGACAAGGTCAAGGACAACACGGCTATCATCGATACGCACATTGGTATGGAGAAAGTTGACACAGTCGCTCGTTCTTACTCTGAGGACAACCAAGGCTCTATCAGATACCCCATTCAAGAGTCTATGCCTCGTGGCAAAGATGTCCGTGTAGGTACTGATGTCGGTCTTTCGTGGAAGGTTGCCGACACAGTTGCTAGAGAGTCTGGATATGACAAGTTCCTGAAGGAGGCTGGGCTTTCTGGAAGATTGCGTAAGGGCGTTAAATCTGAAGAGTTTGCTGGAAGACCTGTTGTTTTGATTAACTATGATAACTCTGGAGTGTGGAATTTGATTGATGGCTCTACAGGTGAAGTCATCAGTAAGATTCAGGGCGGTGCTTTGCACAATATTATTTCAGGAAAGATTAATCCTGACAAGCAAGCCGCTGTTCTTGCTTCCGTTGACAAGGCTGGTCTTAATAAAATTGAGGCGGTTAGACAAAGGTCTATTAAGGCTGGAAATCCTTTAACATTCCTTCTCATTTCTGGTCGCGAAACCAAATCATTCAGCCATCCTCAAGTAGGTGGTGCAGTTACATCGTTGCTTGCTAAGTTTGTTCAAAGCAAGGCTATTGACCCCGCTGAAGTTAACACGATTATTAAGGCAATGTCTGAAGCGTTTGTTGTTAAGGATGTAAAAAATGATGATGGCACGACTTCAAAAGTTAGAGTTCCGCAAGGAGACTTGCTTAAGCCTCTTATCGGAAGACCTGCGGCTGAACAGATTGCGTTTCTTGAAAAGAACTTCTTCCCTCAGGATAAGTCTACATTTAGCAACAGAGGTGAAACAATGGACAGGCTTGTTCAGACACTTGCTACGCTTCCTAGCGTCAAGAAAAACAAGGATTACTTCCAGAAGTTTTTCAATAACCCTGAGATGAAAATGTCTGGAGAAGGATTCAGAAATGAGATTCTTAAACTGACAGATGAGCCTATTACCAGAACACAGGGTGGAGAAGGAGAGTCTCTTGGATACGGAAAAGTTGTTGCGGCTCTTGAAGTCCCCCAAAATCAAGCGATTATTGCCAAAGTAGGCGGTCACGAAGGATTCCCGATGGATTACAGAAGCGATAAGGGCAAAGGAAAAACTACTCCTGCCGTTATGTCTGTGTTTGAAGTTCCTAGACGCTTGACGGATATGATTAGTCCTCCCCACGGAAGGGAAGTCAGCACACATTATATTTCCAAAAGCGGCAAACTTAGGTCTTCATCTGAGTTGCTTATGACAACAACTGCTACATTCGGAGAAGGTATTGTAAGAGAAGGAAGTCACGGAGTTCGCAAGGACACGCTTAACTTGGCTACCACAAAGGATAAGATTCTTGCTGGAGAGCCTAAGTACAAGGTGTCTGAAACCAAGGCTGAACACATAACACAGAAGCGTAGAGACCTGCTTGTTGACCTGCCTAGATACAGGGAGATGATGATTCGCTACAGAGACAAACTCCTTAGCGGTGAACTTGGTAAAGACCTAGAAGTAGATGTTGATAATCCCGCCCTCAGCCGTGGTGCAGACTTCAGGAATCACCTAAGAGGTGTTGACCTGATGATTGAGTCTATTGATAGCACGATTGCCTTTGAGGAAAAAACGAAGTCTCGTGGTGAAGAAGGATATTACAGCAAAGAAAGAACTGGAAGAATGGGAGATTTACAGGTGAGCGAGTTGTTCCGTTCGGTGGAAAGTTTTGCAGGAACGGAGTTTCTAGATAAAACAGCAAGTGTTAGAGGAAACCAACGCAGACAATACGAAGGATTCAAAAGATTTATGGAAGCCGAACTGACAAAGGATTACGCCAATCCCACATTCTATTCTGCTCTCAATCAAACTGTTGAGAATATCTTCAGCAAGACTGTTGGCAAGGATGAGGCTATCAATCCTGCAAGACTGTTGAACCTAATCAAGAATGCTTCTGGTGGAGACATTGGACGCATTATGACAGAGGCTGACGCTATTGGTCTAACTGAGTTCCTTAAGGCTAAGGGACAGAAGAAGACATCCATAAAGGAAATCAGAGACTTCATTGACACGAACAAAATTGAGATTGAAGTAGACCCGAAAACAACAGGCGTAGAGGCTGACTTTGGTGACACTAGTCCTTATCGTGCCGTTGGTGCTGTTGAAGAAAACCACACATTCATTGCGAGAATTAATCCTAAGTATGCCCACGGAGTTTCTGGACACTTTGGTGCTAAGGGTGATGTTGTCGTTCACGTCAGAGCAACAATCAGAGTGGACGCTGAAGGAAGAAGGGTTCTGTTTATTGAAGAAATTCAATCTCAAAACGCACAGGCTAAGCAAGTTCCTCAGCACGAAGTTAAGCAGATTAAGAAAGATATGGGCATAATGACTGAGTTCAGAGAGCGTATGAAAGCCTCACGAGACGCATTTGAACGCCTGCAAGAAACAACTCCGTTTGGAGAAAGACAGGCAACCATAAAGGCTGACTTCATAAATGAATCAAGAGAGTTGTACAAGAAGTACATAAAGGAATTGCCTGAAACATACAGAAAAAGACTTCAGTCCGACCTTGAAACGAACATTGAGGTTTTAGGAAAGGAAGAGGGAGAAACTGTATTCTTCAACAACCTGCAAGTTTCCAAGACAAACGACTACGGACAATCAAAGGACAGTTTATTCAATCTGCTTTACAATGAAAACAAGTTAAAGTTAAGCCGTGCTGAAGACAAGGGAGTTAATGCCCCGCTTCAGGACTTCAAGGAAACTGTAAAGATTGCCTCAAGAACTGCTATGCGTCAGGCGATTGAACTCGGAGCAGACAGAGTTGTGTTTGTTGAATCTAAGGATACGCACCCTGATGTGGATATGCGTAACCAGAGAGGTCAGCAACTTTACGACAAGGATATTCCTGCGATGGTTGCTAGCGACATCAAGAAGTTTGGTGGAGAACTTAAGCCTGCAAACAACCTTAAGAAGTCTCAGGCTTATGAAACCTCTGACACGCACGACACGCACGAGATTCTGTCTCGCTCTAGGGGTTACGATGTAACTCCTGCTATGAAGGAGACGCTCAAGGGTCAACCTGCCTATAAGGTTTCCGATGCAGAAGGATATATGCCTCCAAGTTTTCCTTCTATGGATGAGATGATGAGCAACATTCTTGAACATACTGCAAAGGCAAAGTCGAAAGAACAAGCGGATGACAATGTTCCTAAGAGATATACGCCATCTCAAATGGAAGGAGAGTTCGTTGGTCGTGTAGCCAAGGAAAATCCTAAGTTAACAAAAGATATAAGCGTCAGGTTTAAAAAACTCCGTTCCTCTAAATTTGGTACAGAGTATAAACTTAGTCTATACAAGGATGCTCCTAATGGCTCTGAAGTCTTCATTGGCTCATTTACTTCTGAAATAGATGGAAATAGTGCTGCCTCTGGTATGGCTGAAATTAAAGAGCAATTTAGAAACAAGGGTTACGGAAGACTGTTATATTCTGAAATGGCTGAACGACTCCGTGAGCAAGGTGCTAGGTCTTGGGGTGGAAGAATGATTGACCAAAAAAGAAGACCTCAAACACTCCGTGAAACAGTCATTGACCAAGAAAACGCGAGAATTGGATATCAGGATTCTGAGACTAGACTTTCTGATGAAAGGCAAGACTACAATGGAGACAAGACATTCTTCATCGAATCTAAGATGCACGGAAAGGCTCACTATAAAACATCTGATGCTGAGTATAGACCTGACATAAAACCTTTTGAGGGCAACTACAAGGTAAGCGACAGCGTCAAGAAGGGCGTAAGCATCCTTGGTAAGTTCATTGATGACAACGCTGACACGGCTAACATATCCCCTGACATCAAGAATGCGATGAAGGTTCTGCGTGAGGCTGTCAGAAAGCAGGATGCTACTGACGAAGTACTTGAGCCTGAAGTCAGAGAAGCCTACGATAAGATTGTAGCGTCTGTTGAGGAAGGCATTTCTCGTCCTGCACTTACGCCAGTAGCAACGCTCAAGGAACTACAGAAGATACTCAAGCCCCTCGACAAGGGCATCGAGAAGAACTCTCAGCGAATTTCAAAGAAGATACGCAAGGGCTACGAGGAAGATATGGCTGAAGGTGCTGACCTTGAGGCTGAGGATAACGCCCAGAGGCAGAACGAGTACCGACAGAATCAGAACGAGGGTGCTGACCTTGAGGCTGAGGATATTCAGCAGGCTCAGGCTACTAACCGCAGGGATATGGACGAGGGTGCTGACCTTGATAGCAACCAGTCCCAGCAGTCCGACCTTGAGGTGGGTGCTGATGTGGAGGCTGGAACTATCCCTGCTCCGTCTGCTAAGTACCCTGCCTTTCCCTACCCTGCCCCTGCTACTCCCACGATTCCTAAGCGTCCTGTAGCCCCTTCTAGCCCCCCTCCTGCCTCTGCTAGCCAGTTAAGCACATCCATCTATCCGTCCCCCTTCCCCAAGAACCTTCCTTCCGCTAAGCCTATGGGCAAGTTAGAGGGCTGGAGAGGTTGGACGCTTGAAAAAGGTCTTAACGGAGGCTTCTGGAAGAACGCTGTCGGCTGGATGATTGTTGTCCAAGGAGACAAGTTCAAGGTGTACAACCCTCAGAAGGCTTTACAGGGCATTTACCAAGACCTCGACCAAGCCAAGCGGAGAGTCCAAAGGGCTGAACCTAAGCAATGAGTCCTATAGACCCGAACCTCCTAGACACGGCTGAGGAGTTCAAGAGGGGTGGATGGATAGTAGCCGTCCTAGGAGCGTTGGGTGCTGTCGCTCGTTTAATAATTACAAACGAAAGGTGGCAAGGAATTATTTGGGTTCGCAAGGCTCTTGCTGGTGCTATTGTTGGCACTCTGGTTTATTTCGCCATCAACAACGCTGACATAGATGCTATGTACAAAGGAATAATCTATTCCTCATCTGGTGCTTTAGCCCCCGACATTTTTGAGTGGGCTAAGCGTAAGGTTCTCAAGAAGTAAATGAAAACTAAGTGGCTCAAAAGTTTACAAAGGCTGGCAATGCTATTTGCTTTTGTAACCCTTACTGGATGCCAATCCGTACAACCTCAACAACCCCCCGCAACATCATTCACTAATGAAGAAAAAGACAACTACATCTCGAAAGTCGAAAGCATCGTCTCCGATTCTGCTTCTGCCCTTACTGCTGTCGTTAATAGCCTCCCTAAGGGAGATGTTCGAGAACTCGTCCAAGGACAAGTAATCCGTCTGGGTGGCGTTTCTAAGCCCTCGACAATCAAGGTGGAGGAGTACAGCCGTATGCTTGCTCAAAGCGACTCCAAGGCTATCCAGAAGGACAAGGACGAGGCATCTAAGGTAGACGCTGAGACCGATGTCCTTTATGCTATGGTAGAGCAGAGGGACTTGGAGTTGGCTGAGGCTAACAGCAGGGCTGACGCTGAATTCAAGCAGAAGATTCTCTGGCAGTTCAGCACCGCTGGCTTGGGATTATTTATCGCTGGTTTGTTGGCATTTGCATTTACACCCTTCAAAAAGTCCGCTGGTATTGTTATGGCTGGCGGTATGCTGGCTATGGCTTCCGCTTGGATATTCGACTCCACTTGGTTCACTTGGGTTGTTGCTGTGTCGGTGTGTGTGTCGGTGATTGGAATTGCTATCTCTATCTACAAGGACAAGTCCAATAAGGCTTCCGAACAAGATGCTAATAAAGAAGACAAACGCAAAGAAGCCCCAGTCTTGTCTGAATAGTCCGTCTTCAATCTTGCTACCTACATAATCTCCGAACTTCATTTCCAGAATTCGTCTGGAATGATATCAACGAACAGAGGAGCGTTGTCACCATAGTCCTTGCCAAGGATGTTGAGGTGCATATACTCTTCCGCATCGTCAAAGGTCATCATATCTTCCTCCATAAGATTAGCGACGATACGCTCCGTGGAGTACACGGCACAATACCCATCAGGAGTGTTGGACACACCAAGGAAGGCGTGTTCACATCCGTCTGCGATGACGATGTTCTCGTCAAAGTTCATAAGGAATTCTTTGAGTTTATCAGCGTTGGTCATAGGAGATTACTTAGTGATGATTCGGTAGTGTGGAATAGGGCGAGTAATCATACCAGACTTCACTCGGTACATCCGCATTTCAAGAAGATTATTCTTCAAGGCGGCACTAAGTTTCCGTGAGATAACAGGCTCAGAACTGTTCCACATCTTCTGAATTTCCCTGCGGGTGTAGAACCCATCGGCAGGCTTTTCAGGCACAGCCTTGCCAAACAGTTTCTCCAGAGCCTTGAGGTCTTTGTTGTTCATAGAAAGTTTAAAGTCCTTTGACAGAGTAGATGAACTTCTTGCCAACTCGGTGAGCCTGCCAGACCTTCCAGTCGTTACCTTGAACGAACCCATAAGTCCAGCCTGACCCCCACTTGCTCGTGGCTAGGCGGTTCTTACTATAGTCCATCGTCTTGACGCACAGACAGCCGCCAGAGAATCCGACTGCTCCGTTATGCTTCTTGGCGTTGACCTGCTGGATGGAGTGCAGGTGACCCATAATGACAGCACCCTGAGGCTCAGCGTAATGGATGGCGTGTTCCTCTACGGCACGAGTGCCACAGGTGTAGCCGTGTACGAACTTGACCTTGCCTAGGGTGTGTACTCCGTCCTCAGCGTGGTAGTCGTAAATCTTTTTGCATCCATTTTTCTTGAGATGGTTGCGGATGTCGTTCTTTAGGTCGCTACAATAGTCCACCATCATTCCGTGCGTAGAGCCGTTGATAATTTGGTCGAGGCGGTCATCGTGGTTTCCGTTTAAGAAAATAGTAGGCTGGGTGCGGCTGATGAAATCCTTGCCAGCCTTGACATCAGCAACCAACGACTCGTCTTCTTCCTTGCGACCAGCACCTCTACGAATGGAACGGAAGTCCCAGTTGTCACCAAGGTGAATGACTTGGTCAGGGGAGAACCACTTAAGGAACTTATAGAATTCTTTTGCAACATCCTTGTCCACCATATCTCCGTGGTTGTCTCCCACGGCTACGAACTTGATTAGTTTACTCATTGGTGATATCGAAAGTGTCGTTACGCAAGACCTTAAATTGGTCGGTACGCATATGACGAATGACTCCATCCTTCTCAAACACAACAGCAAAAATATCGTTACTAAAAGTTCCTCCGTCACGAACATACATCAGCCAGCCGTAGCCGATGTCGGTGTTGACTGGAATAGGGTTTCTGAATTCGTGAATCATTTGGTGCAGGTCTTGCCCCATTTGGGTTTGCCGTCAGTCAAGTCCTTCCAGTCATCGTGAGCCTTAATGAGTTCCTCGTGAGAACCTCCATTGAGCATAACCACCATAACCTCCTTGCTAAGGCTAGCCCCCGCCTTGCGTAGAGCCTCGTTCTTGGAACACATCTCAGCGTACCTGTCCCGCAGACGATTAAGACTGTTTTCTAAATCTTGCGTCTCCTCGCTCACGACTGCTTGCCCTCCTTGGCGGCTCGTAGAGTTCGTTCATCGGTTGCGTAGATATATTCTTTGCTGGTCTTGTTTCCGTCTACTTCAAGAATCTTAATCAATGACTCCAACTCCTTATTGCTCATACTAATCATAGCCTTTCTGTCAGACTTCTCGTACTCGGAGATGAGACTAGGAAGCCCATACCTATTCTTGCACTTGGCAATGCTCTGGTGGTTCATATTGTATTCAGCACCAGCCTCCTTAGCGGTCAAGCCTCTGGAGAGAGCCATACGATATACGAACTGGAGTCTCATACAATTTCGTAGCCCTCCTTGTCGAGGTCAAGGGGCAGGTTGAGGAAGTCCTTCACCTTGCCGTACTTGTCGGCAGGGAAGTACATAGTCTCTGAAGGTATAGTAGACTCAACGATGTACTCGTGTCCTTGGAACGGAGGAGACATTTTAAAGAGGAACGCCTCGCCTCGGCATTTTTTTAGGTTCTTATAGACTGTAGGGCTGTCCATAATGGTAGCAGTCATATCGCTGAACTCCCCATTATCAACGAGGTTGTCATCAAACTGCTTAACGCCTTTTTTGTTTAATTTCATTAGAGTTTTTTGGCGTGTACCCAGTCCTTCATAGCATTGAAGTCCTTGTCCCCTGCGAGTTGAGCAAGGCGGTCTCCAGTACGCTGAAGGGAATGGATTTTGTTCTTAGCCTCAGCCAAGTCGCTGAGCAACTGGGCTGTAGCAGGATTGTTGAGACGCTCGCACAGTTCCTTTGCAGGAATGCAAAGCATCAGAGAAGCCGCCCGAACAGAGTTCTGCGTTGCTACATACTTGCCATCAGCAGACTTGAAGTCTACCGATTGGGAAACGATTTCCTCTGCTTGTTTCATAGGTATGGTAACGAATTTATTCTGTGGGCGTTTCTTCTGAGCGATGATGGCGTGGCGTAGGTAGGTTACCCCTACGCTCTTAGGACTGTACTCCATTCTCGGGGAACAGAACCTGCATCAGCGTGGTGGTGTTCACACGCTTCATCTTCTTGTCGATGATGAGATTGATGTAGGTCTGGTTGTGAATCTTGGTCGGCTTCAAGAGACGAGCCACTCGACCATCGCTGAGAACGATGTACTGCGAGTTGTTATAGGGCTTAGCGGTTAGGGTCATAGGTATGATGGGTTAGAGATTAGAAAGGAACTTCATCGGAAGTCTCGGCAGGCTTGGCAGAAGGGTTCTGGGATTCATTCCAGAGACGAACAGCCTCAGCCTTGGTGTTAGCGTCCTTAGCGGACACAGTAGTGTTGTCACCAAAGGGCTTGGGAGTCCAGCGGGTAGCAAAGTAACTGAGGTCACCGAACTTCACCTCACGATTAGGTTCAGTTAGGGGCAGGTCGCTCAGGGGAGTACCCTTGCGGTCACCAAAGGGAGCGACAGCCACAAAGCCAGCAGGGGCAGGCTTAGCAGGAGACGCAGGGGCGGTCACAGCCGTAGCAGGACGAGCCACAGCCTTTGGAGCATAGGCTGTCGGCTTAGAACCAGACTTGGCAATGCGATTAGTTTCTGCATCGCAGTCTTCAGTAGCCACACCAGCCAAAGAAGCCAGAGAATACCTGCGAACATAAGAATAGATAGACCCAGCGTCCTGACCAGACATTTCCTTGTCAGCAGGGATAAGAGCATCTGCTTCAACACTACCGCCAGAGGCGTGGACGATAATGGTTCGCACTCCGACAGCACCTTCATTTCCAATGGGGAACTGGAGGACACCAAGTCCGTGCTTCTTGAAGATAGGCTTAAGGATTTCGAGGTGCTTGGATAGGCTGGCATAGGAGTTTTTATGGAACGGATTAGTAGAGTCAGCAACGATGTCCTGCGTCTCAGAGAGAGCATTGACAAGGGCGATGTTGAGTTCAGTCTGTTGTTCAGGCGTATTGCGGTTCATAGATTTGTGAGTAAAAAGTGAGTCGGAGAATTCAGAATAGGTGTTGTCGGACATAGGAGGAAGGTATTACGAAAGGGGGTGGCTGTCAACTTCTTTCTGCAAAATAGTTCTAACAAAAGTTGAGCGAGTCATAGCCACATTTTTTGAAATCTTTGTGATTGACACGAGAAGTTTATGAGGCAAGCGAACTGTGAGCATATCTTCAGAGGTTCTTAAAAGGCGTTTGGTTTTGGTTTTCATCGAGAGAGAATGATGCTGGCTCGCTTAAGGATACAGACACGAGCGTCATCAAGTTTGTAAGAGGTCGGATTGAAGTCGCACTTGGAAGCACCGCCAAAGCCCATATTGTAAGCCATATAAAGTTGGATTTCGGTAGGGTTGATACCACGCTTCTTGAAGCGATAGTGCAAGAGGGAAAAATAATTCTTTGCAACAATGCGAGAGATAACAGGGTCTTTGGCTCGTGTCTTCCATTGGGTGTTGATGTGACCTACCAGCCAAGAGAAGCCATCCTTGTAACTGCCATCATCATTATGCTCCATCCACTTGCAGGCATCAATCCAAGCGTCCTCGTGCAATTGGTAAGCACCAATAGCCTTGCCCTTGTCACCTACGGCATTAGGATTGAAATTAGATTCAATCATAGCGACAGAGTCCAAGAACTTGTCCGTGATGACTTCCGCAGGCTTAGCGGAAGCAAAAGAACAAAGAGCCAGCAGGCTGAGTAGGTGCTTCATAGACTGGTAAGAAAAGGAAATGGTAATACGATGCAAGCGGAAAAGTGAAATAGTTCAAACTTTCTTTTCGCCCATTCCAGCCATCGTGTAGTAGTCCTTGAGCCTGCGGATTAGAGCCTTGCCAGTCTCGATGTCACGCCCATCAAATCGCTCCAGCAGGGTAGTGCCGTTATAATTCGTGGAGATGATTGTAGCCCTGCGAGCCGTGCTACGCTCGTCAATGATGGCAAACAGGTCGGAAGCCATACGCTGGGTCAGACGCTCCTTACCAAAGTCATCGATGATGAGGAACGGCAGTTCGATTAGGCTCTCCAGCATCTTGGCGTGTTGGCGGTCATCAAAGCCCTTTTCAATCATACCCTCAATCTTCCGCATAGTGAGGAACTGGTAAGCCAACTGGCGGTCACGCTTGGTAGCCTCGACCCACTTCCTGCGAATGATTTCCCAAATTGCTCTGGTCTTCCCAATCCCAGTAGTGCCGTGGAGCAACAGCCCACTCACATCACCCTCAGGCTTCCAGTCCAAAGCCTTTTGAATGTTAGGGTGCAGGCGTTCCACCTGCGTGTCTCGGAACAGGGCAGGCATAGAGGGAGGGAACTGAGACTCGACCAGTCCCTCGTAAGAGACCCTAGCAGGGTCTAGGTGGTCACGGCAGAGGTGGTAGCGGACAAGGCTGTGGTCTTCCTTGGCGAACAACGCACCACGCTTACCACAATGACAGGCGATATCTTGGGACATAGGATTAGAATGCGTTGTGGTCTTCAGATGTCAAGGGCTTTGATGTCTTGCCAGCGAACTTTCTGTTGGGTTCAAACAGTCCCTGCCAGCCTTGCTTGATGGACTGCTCAATGGACTCAATGGACTTCTGCTCTCCCCAGAGAGAGAACTCCTTGTACTGAGCCTGTACGCTGGAGTCGGTAAGAGTCTTCTTGAGTTGCTTACGATAGACAACCCAAGACTTCCAAGCGGTAATGAAAGCCTGAGAACCAAAGGGCAAACGAACAAGCCAAACCTGCTCTTGGACTGTATCTTTATCTCCTTTATTATCTTCTTTGTTATATGTAGGCAATTTCTTGCCGCCCCCCACGGCAATTTCTTGCCGCCCCCTAGGTAATTTATTGCCACCCTCAGAGCAAGTCACCTGCCCATTGGTTAAGGCATTGACAACGGCAACCCTTTCAATGGTGCGAATGATTCTGCGACCAGTCTCCTCTGTGCGGGTAATGAGTCCAGCGGCTTCAAGGTCAGCCAGCAGGTTGCGAACCTGACGCTCCTCAAGCCCAAGGTGCTTGGACAGGTAGGCGTTAGAGGCAAAGCAACCGCCATCATTGTCCAGACTCTCCAGCACACCATACACCACCTTAGCGGTGATGCTGATGGTGGTGGTCTGGAAGATGGCGGCAGGAATCCACACGCCTGTGAACTTAGGCTCGCTCACAGGTTCACCTCAACAGAGGAGTCGGAGTAAGCAGGGTACTTACCAGAGGACTGACAGACGGCAAAGTCGTAGATAGAGTTCTCCCAGAGTTGCGTGGTCTTGTCACGGCTGTGCTTGGACAGCAGGTACACGCCCACGGCAAAGGGGGCTACTTTTTCTACCAGAATAAAATAGAAGTTGTTACAAACCTTTCCGTTCGCATCAAGCAACCAGCGGTACTGAACTTCCTGAATGTCGTAGCGTCTGTCCCAGATAGCCTTCCTAGCACCAGTAGGCGAGGCATCCTCAGCACTCTTGTAGTCCAGAGCAAAGCCCTCAGTAGCAGAGTAGCCGTCAATCATTCCCTTCAGGCGAACCTCACCAGACTCAGGGCGAGCCGTGCCGAACACAGCGACCTCCTTATGCGTCAGAGCCTTGTGCAGGCTAGAGGCAAGGGGGTGAGCCATCACGCTTGCCTTCATAGCCTGAATCGTGGCGTACTCATCAGAATCAATGACAGCCTTGCCAGCGTTCTCTACGGCAAAGGACTCATTGTACGCCTTGCCTTCCTTGGTGCGACCATCCACCTTTTCTTTTACGGCAAAGAACTTGGTCGGGTCATCCTGAAGCATCAGGGCGTGGAAAGCCGTGCCAAGAATCATAGCCTTGGTCGGTTCTTTCTTAACCTCCGTGCTGGCGAGGTAGTGAGCAGGGCTGACGAGGAACTCCTTGAGGGAGGACTGAGCCAGACCAGTTGCGTTGCGGTAGTCAGCGTCAGCAATCCCAGCGAGGAACGCAGGGTCTGAGCCGTTGGTGGATGTGATAGTCATCGGGGCTATTGAAGCCCTGTATCACAAAGTGTCAACCCTTCTTTCGTCTTTCTTTCGCTTTCTTATTCCGTCTCAATCTCTTCTCATCTGCGGTCTTGTGCGTAGGGTGCATCTCAGTACGAGGTGCTTGAGCAAAGCAGTCCCAGTAAGAAAGAACGCTGGCAACGAACTCAGCCTTGGTACGCTGACGCTTGGCTCTACGAGCAAGATTACTTATCTTACCTTCAATGCCGTTGCAGTTCTGGCACAGCACCCCACGGATAAGCCCTGACTCGTGGTCGTGGTCTAGGCAGGCGGTCACGCACCTGAGGTCTATCTTGCACAGCCAGCAGTTCCCATTCTGGGACACGGCAATCTTGTCACGCAAGGACGGAATATCTTTTACTTTTATTTTCATCTTGTAAATATCTTTTACTTTTATTAATGCTTGCTATATTAGTCAAGCCGATTAGGGTGCGGTATGGAATACGAGTCGAGCAAGGAACGCCTAAGCACTAATCCCTTTATTCAGGTGACAGGAAAAAAGATACCTAAGGAAAAGCGTGACAAGGTCATTGAACTACTTCAAGACGGACAGGGGGCTAGTGCCGTGGTCGAGGCTACAGGCGTGTCCAAGCCTACTGTGCTAGCCATTAGAAAAGATACTGAGGACAATAAGGGTTTTGAATTGGGTACTTGGAAGAAGCAGACGGCTAACCTGCTCTCCCAGATTGTCACTCGTGGTTCTACTAGGCTTCTGGACGAGATTGAAAATATCCCTGCTGGTCAACTACCCCTCGCCATCGCCATTATGGTGGACAAGGTTCAAGCCCTTCAGGATGCCCCTACAGTCATCGTGGAGCATAGGCTC